CTCGAAGGCCTGTGTGACGAATTGGCGCTTTGTCCATCCCATGTCATTCTCCTGTGTTCTCAGACAATCTGTCTTGGATCAATTGTCCCAGTTTTTTGTCTTTTGTGCGACCATCAAAGCGAATTCCAAGTTCTGTGGCCTTTGCCTCCAGTTCTTCGCGGGTTGGCGCTGCGTCCTCATTGATAGGCTCTGGCTCGATAGCTGGGACTGGCACTGGTTCGGCCTTGACCTGCTCACGCCAGTCGAGTGGCTTTGCTGGCTTTTTCTTCTTCATGGGCTTAATGGCCCACTTTGGCTTTGGCTTTTTGAAGCCATCAGCGTTGTCTCCTGCGGCTTCAATTGCTTCAGCAGACGATAAAAACCAGCCTGTGGCCAGCTTTTCTTTAAGTTCTTCTTGCGTTTGTACGCTGTCAAAATTGTATGTTCCGCCACCAGGCTTGCGTTGTTGGCCTGGGCTTCGGTAGATCATTGCTGGGAATGATGTGCTCATTTTTTGGCTTTCATGGGCTTGGCTGTCTTGGCTGCTGCTTTGAAGTCTGCGGCTGTGGGTGCGCCTTTTGCACCGACTTTACGCATGCGCTCAGGTGTCTTGCCTGCTGCCTTCTGTGCCGCGATACGGTCACGCTTGGCATTGATGTTGGCATAGAGACCGGCCTTCATTTCATTGCCTTCTTGGGTGCTTTGCCTGGCTTACCTGCGGCCTTGGCTGCTTTGGTGGCCACGTTCAATGCGATGGCCACAGATTGCTTTTGAGGCTTTCCTGACTTCATTTCCTTGGCAATGTTCTTGCCGATGGATTTGCTTGAGTAACCTTTTGTCAATGGCATGGTGCGCTCCTTTGAATGAAGAAAGAAGAAGGGGCCGAAGCCCCTTCCCCCCTAGATCAGCTTAGGGCTGATTGAACAACAAGATGCCGGACATTTCAGGCTGCTTGTTGACCACACCAAACAGTGTGTCCAAGCGATACTTGATTGTCATGCTGTCGATGTCGTAGAACTTCTGCATCACCAGCTCCACGCCCTGGTCGGTGGTAGCACGCATCACTGCGGTGCCAGCATCGGATGGGACTGCGTAGCGGCCAGGCAAGATTTCCAACGAGTCACGCTGCCAGAACACGTTGATGTTCGAGGCTGCGGTGTTGAGCCAGTTGATGTTTGCAGCAGCAGCAGGAGTAACGATAACGTTCTTGTACTGTGCAGATGCATCGCTTGCAACTTGGTTGGAGATAATGCCAGGGCTGATCACCATTTGGGTGCCGTTGGTGATGCTGATGACACGGAATGTCTTCAGTTGACCAGTGGACTGCTTGGTGATGTGGTGCACAGCAACCACGCCATCGATCGTGAAGCAATCACCAGCAGCGATGCCAACAGTGTTGGACACTGTGACGGTCTGATAGCGGTTGTCAACGTTGATCTGGCCGCCCACGGATGTGGAGGTGGCCTGTGGCACGAGGTAGTTGCCAGCAGCGTTCTGCGTGTCGATGGTAGTGACACCACCAGCTGCCGCAGCGATGCGGTTGGCGTAGTCGAACTTGTAGGTGTCGAAGCCTGCGACCATGCCGACGAAGTTGCGCTCGTAGGCTTTGTCAGACTTGGCGTTACCGAATGAACGGCTTGCCTGAGACAAGTTACCAGCCAGACCGTTGTAGTCGCGGCTTGCGAGACCCATGAAACGATCGTAGTCAGGCACGCCTTGCTCGTTCATGATGCTGTCGCACAAGGCCACATCATCATAATCACCGGCAGCAGTAGAGACTGGAACGACCAAAGTGCCTTGAGCAGCTGCGGTGTTCATGATCGCCACGTTGATGTCGGATGCGAGCTTTTGCTTGGCTGACTCACCCAAACGACCTTCTTGCAATGCGTCACGCAAATCAAGAGTGGTCATGGTCCAAGGCACAGTCTTGCTGAAGCCAATGGTGGAAGGCACAGACAACTGAGTCATGTTCTGGTAAGAACCAGCGATGGTCGTGCCAGGAGTGCTGTTGATGGATTGCGCCATGTAAGGCATCGGACGCCAGATGACGTTGTTGGTGCGTGCCATCATTGTCTGGTCTGTGTTGTAGACCGAAACGTGACGAGACAAGACCAGCAAGTCTTGGAAACCTTCGAGGATGTCTTCAAACGCTACGCGTTCTTCTTTGGAAAAGCTATTGGCCATGATGGGCTCCTAAATTAAAAAATTGTCATTTGGAAGCTGCTCGCTTCTGCTGCTTGTACTGGATGACTTTCGTCATGTTTCCAGTACGAGCCGCTTCTTCTCGCAGCCGTTCAAGGGTTGAGTCCACCGCCCCAGATACTCGGCCAGTTCCTGACACGATTCTCTCGGGTGGCGGGGCTGCCCTGCGGTTGGTAACTTTCAATTCTTTCTCCAGTTTCGCTACCGCAAAGGCAAACTTTACGGGGTCTTTAATGTCGGACAGCTCTTTTGCCTTCTTCGGGTTTTTACCGAGTGCGTAGATGACGAGCGCAGGATTATCTGCACCTTGGAGCACCACGCCTTGCTGGGTGATGTTGAACAACTCTTGGGCCACGGCCTCAGCGTCTTCAAAATCTTTGACTCTCAGCTCGGCTTTCGCCTTGCCGTAGCCATCCAGTTTGGCTTGCCATGCTTTTTGCTGATTCATAACTTCAGCTTCTTGCTTGGCATTTAACTCATCGGCTTGTCGCTTGCGCTCAAACCAATCAGCCAGTGCTACCTCGAATTTGTCAGCGTCATAGTCATGTTCTTCAAGGGTTGGCTTCTTGCCCAGCGCGACCGGCTTGGTCTCAGTCTGTGCGGTGCTTTGCAGCTTTCCTTGCAGTTCACGGTTTTGTCGTTGCAATTCTCTGTTCGTCTTACGCAGCTCGCGTACCCATTCAGGCGCATGAGTCTGTTCTTCGGGAGGTGGCGCTTCCTCACCAATGGATACGATCACTTCGTCGTTGTCGCCTTCGTTGTCTTCGGTGCTCTGGTCATCGTCCTGGTCGCCAGTGGATTGGTACTCGCTGGTGGTTTGCTCAGTGCTTTGGCCTTCGTCCTCAACAACGATGGTGTCATCGTCTTGGTTTTCTTCTCCTGATACTGCCTTTGTGTTCATCTTCTGACCCCATCAAACTCACCCATTAGAACGGCTGGGTGGATGCCGTTTATCACATTCTCGCGCTTTTTCATTCATCTTACAACTGGCTGAACGATCTGGCCTTGCAAAATTTCTTGAACTGCCTCTGCATTTGTGAGTGCCATGTTCTGCGCAGTCTCGTCGACCTTGCCAAGCGTCTCCAGTGTTTGAGCGCGTTTGAGTTCTGCGCTGGCCACGGTTTCGACGGTGTCGGCTCTGGCTTTGGCTGCCTTGGCAGTTTCATTCTCGGCTGCGGCTTGCAGATACATGGCATTCGGGTCTTGCGGCTTGCCCTGCATCTCGGCCATGAGTTCTTCGGCCTCCATGTCGGTTGGCTTGACCACACCCATGCGCAGGAGCTTCTTACGGAAGTAGGCATTGGCATCTCCAATGCCTTCGCCTTCCATGTTCATCATGGCCATTGCGGTCAGCACCTGCGCTGTCTCTGGGTCTTGGGTGATCTGGAGCATGCCGGTCAAGGCTCTGACAGTTGCCTGGCGTTTGGTGCTGCTCGATGGTCCTACATCAGCGATCACATCGAAGGTTGCACTGGTCAGGTCGTTTTCCATGACCACTTCGCCAGTTTCCTGATCAATAGTGGGCTTCATCAGCTCGACCATGCCAGCCTCGCCAGTTGCCGCGATGGTCTTCATCTTACGTTTGTCTTCGGTGTAGATGTCGCGTGCCATAGAGAGCCAGATTTCACCGCAGCGCTTCATGCCTTTGGCAAAGTTGCTCATGTAGATGAAGGCTTGGCCATCGACTCGGGCCTGAATCATCTCCACGGCCTTGCCTGAGATGTTGCTCACCATCTTGTCTGCGCCAGCTGGGTTGCCCAGAATGTCCTGCATGTCGGTTTCGGTGATCTGCAAGAGCGCGGCCATTGCCGGTGGGATGGCTGCACTGCGGGTGTAAGCCACAGGGCCGCTGACTGCCTGGTTGCCATTCTGGTCTGTGATCGGGTTGATCAGCAGGTACGGATAGTCCTTGAGGTTGTCCTCGGCCCACATGACTTGGTGGCCAGCGACTTGCTCAGGCGTGAGGATGGGCTTCTCGACTGAGGATAAGGCGCTGATCTCGCCCAGCTTGGACAGCTGCATGTTCTTGAGGCGCTGGGCATCTTTGGCCAGACGCACATGGCCCATGCATCGTTCGACGTTATCGACGAACCAGCGTTTTCCGTAGACGACCACGATCGGGATGCACTTGCCTGCGATGTAGCCTGCGTCTTCGAGCACTTTGCCACCCGACATAATGTACTTGTGCACGCGCTTGGTCTTGATCTTGCGCTGGCGCACTTCGACTGTGCCAATGGCTGCCAGAGTTTCTTCTAGCATTTCATCTTTGGCAAAGTCGGCTTGGGTGTAGCGTTCTTCTTCGCCTGTGATGGTTTGGAAGATGCGGATGGTCTCGGTCTTTTCCTCGACCTTGAAGTACTCGGCCACATAGACCACATCGGGAGTGCACCAGTCGAATTCGTACTGGTGGATGATCTTTGGCCAGCTTGCTGGGTCATCACCCCATGTGTCTTTGTAGGCCTGTTGCGTCATCGATGTGACGACAAAGCAGAATCTGGCATCGGCCTTGTCTTGGCGCTTGGCCTGCAAGTCAAAGAACACCGAGCTGTCAGCGTCAAAGATCGGCTCGATGCGGATGCGCTGGCGATCGTCCTCTGGGTCTTCCTCGTTTTCGTAGACTGTGCGCAAGCGCCAAGCACCAATGCCGCCACCGACTGCTTCCTCGAAGGCGTTGTCGTAGGCTTCATCGGCCACGGATGCCTGCTCGTCTGATCGGTATAGGCCATCGCAGACCTCGGCCAGCTTGTCGTTCTCCATGCCATCTTTGGACACAAAGTCGACCGTGATTCGGTTGTTGCGATATTCGTTGACCACTCGAATCACGGCCAGCATGATCTTGTTGACTTCGAACTTAGGTTTGTTCTCATACTGGTCCCAGAGTGGGCCTTCCCACTGGCTGCCTGCCAGAGAGTAGAAGCGCCTGTCTTGGAGGCATTGCAGGCGCTCATCGCGCAGTGCGCTTTGCACATCATCGAATTGCGCAAGGGCTTCGTCGTGCAGATTTGCAAGGCGTTGGTCGTTTGAGAGTCGGGCCATGTTATATCCTCATTTTGTGTGATTTTCTCACCATTTCTTTACATTTGGCAATGGAGTGAATGTTGCAGGCTTTGCAATGGCCGAACGTCTCACGCCTTCGCAAGCGTATCGCAGTGCGTCGATCACGTGGTTTTTCTTGTCTTCCAGCACCGGCAAGATTTTGCCGGTCAATGGGTCTTGCTTGTAACTGTACAGCGTCAGCTCGTCGATTGTGTGGATGCATCGAGGGTGCACCACGATGTCGTAGTTCTTCAGGAACTCGATGCCTTCCTCGACCGACTTCGGACCTTTGACCGCTGTCATGATTTTGGGAAAGCCATTCTTTTTCATGTGGCTGATCGTCTCTGGCCTGGCTGAGTCGGCCACGATTGGCCACTTCTCGGCCTCTGGCACCTGCATGAACAGCTCAGGTGTGTTGACGATCTCGCAGCCCACCATATAGGCCTCGTAGTCAATGTAGAGGGTGCGGCCAATGATGTGGCAGCGCACCAGTGTGGTCGGGTCGACTGCGAAGCCCCAGTCTGCACCGAGCCTGTGGATTGCGTCTGGTGGTGCCTCGAAGTCCTCGACGCGCCAGTTCTTAAACACCCTGGTGTTGCTGTTTGTGAGGTAGCTTCCCATCCAGACATGCTGATACTTGTCAGGGTCGCGCCTTTTGTCGTATTCCATCTCATCGCGCAGGACTTGGGGAAACCAAGGGTTGTCGGTGAAGTTGACCTTCAGGACTTGCGCGTCTTTTGGTGGTGTCGGACCGCGCAGCAGAAAGTCGACAGGGTCGTTTTGTTGGCGCGGATTCCATGTAAACCACAGCTCGGAGTCTGGCTTGCGGATGGTTGGCCGCAGCAGGTCGAGGCTGGTCTGGCTCAGGCTTTGAGCCTCCTCCACCCAAGCGCAGTCGTAACCTTCAAGCGACTTGATCGAGTCGGCTGTGTGGTTTTGCATGCCTTGGAAGATGATCATGCCATCGCCCTTGCGCGACTTGATCACGGCCTCCTGCACCTCGAAGTATGCGCCAGCATTCATTTGCTCGATCTTGGTTTCGAGCAGGCGCTTGACCGACTGGTTGAGCGACTTCTGGATTTCACGCACGCAGACGCTTCTGCGCTTCTGGTCCATGATGTGAGCCTCGATCATCAGCTCGGCAAACATGTGGGACTTGCCAGAGCCTCGGCCACCCCATGCGCCTTTGTAGCGGCTTGGCTCTAGCAGTGGCACTGCCCACTCAGGGGTTTGGAGTTGCAGGACTTTACCCATTCTTGACGATCACTCGCTCGATCTTGGCAAACTCCAGAGGCGCACCGTCTGCGCCAGTCAGCTCATGCTTCTGGGTTTCGGCCCAGCGCATTTGTGTCTTGCTCCACCAGATGGCTGCTGTAGTGTCACCTGCCATGACTTTCTGGAATAGGGTTTTCCCTACCTGCCCATTGGCCTTGGCTTTTCCGGACACCAGCTCGGTTGCGAAGTGCTTGCGCAGAGTGTCGACGCTGATTCCATCACGCACCAGCACCGCGATCTGATCGATCGGCAATCCATAACCGGATAAGGCTTCCACCTGTTTGCGCTCGGAATCGGTTGGCTCGAACTCAGGTCGGCCAGCGCCTGGCATTGCACCGCCAGTGCCTGGTCGAGCGCCTCCATGCTTTTTTACGACAGGTTTTTCTTCAAGTTTTGGTTTTTTCGTTGCCATTTTTTACCTCCGCGAAAGGTTTTCCGGTTTCTGCGTGTGTTGCGATTTTGCCAGTGAAGTCCTGCCAGCGCTTGACGATCACATCGACAAACTTCGGGTCCAACTCCATCAGACGTGCTTTTCGGTTTGCTTTTTGGCAGGCGATCAGCGTGCTTCCGCTGCCACCGAACAGGTCGAGGACGATCCATCCATCCATGCTCGACCATTCCACCATGCGTTGCACCAGTCCGACTGGCTTCATGGTTGGGTGCAGATCGCTCTTGGTTGGCCGATCGTGGCGCACGATGGTGGTTGGCATTTGCTCTTTGATCTGCTTGAGCATGGCCACCAGCTCGTCCTTTTTCATCTTGTCGATGTCCAGATCGTCATCGATTACCGTGGTCAGGGTGAAGTCGCCACAGAAGTGGTGACCTTTGCCTTCCTTCCATCCGTAGAGGATTGGCTCGTGTTTCCAGTTGAAGTCTTGGCGCGAGAGCGTTCCACTTTGCTTCACCCAGATCAGGACTTCGGAGAGTTTCAGGCCTGCTTCGACCAAGCAGTCCGAGAAGGCTGCGCGTTCGGATTCACCGTGGGCAACGTAGATCACCGCGCCTTCGCGCATGTTCTCGAAGTACCTGGCATAGACCGCTTGCAAAAACTTTCTGAATTCTGACTTGCTCATGTCGTCATTCATGATCTTGCCTGCTTTGCCATCGACCGCCACGTTGTAGGGTGGATCGGTCCAGACGAGGTCGGCTTTGTCACCATCCATGAGCTTGGCAAGATCATCGGC